TATACACCTGAAGGATATATAAATGATCCCCCAGATGCAAAATGTCCTTACTGTGGGAAAAAACAAAAATCTTGTTCCCATGTGAATAGTTTAAGTCGTGCTTGGGCTAGAGATGCTTGCTCCAAGAAATTCAAAAACAATAAAAACAATGGTAAAACATCCTCTAATTGAAGATGGGTATTTCCAAGACCCACCAGGGTCAAAGTGTCCATATTGTGGTGAGACTGGTAAAATATGTTCTTATGTCAACAGTATAAATCGTGCTTGGGGTAGAACTGTTTGTGAGAAAAAAATTAAAAGTATGAAAATGTAATATATAATTATGTGTTAAATGTTTTTATGAATAGTAAAAACTTCCAGTAAATGCCCCTCACACTTTGGTGTTTGGGGCATTTACTGTATAATGATATAAACCTGAGTTTTAGTATGGAAAAGGATTTTAATATTTTTAAAACAGATATAAAAGACTTTATTGGTGTTTTTGATACTGATTTCAACGGTAAAGAAATGATTGATTATTTTAATTTTTTGAAAAAAAGTAATCAATCATTAAAAAGACAATATGATTCTAGAAAAAACAATCTAAAAGATGAAGTTATTTTTGTCGGAATTGAATCATACAAAGTAAATACCGATATCAATATTTTGAAAAATTATAATCATTTAATGAGTGTCTGTCTTGAAAATTTTGCATTAGTTTATCAAGTACTATTTGATATCTCAAGTATTCAATACACAGTTAATATTCAAAAGACACAAAAATGTGAAGGATTTCATAATTTTCACTGTGAAAAAGCATCTAGTGTTTTTTCACATTCAAGACATTTAACAACTATGGTCTACCTAAATGATGTATTGGATGGAGGGGAAACAGAATTTTTATATCAAAGTCGAAGAGTAAAACCAAGAGAAGGAAGAGTTGTTATCTTTCCTACACAATGGACACATACTCATCGAGGAAATCCTCCTTTATCTGGTGATAAGTATATTGCTACAAGTTGGTTACACTTAAACGATACTAATTTACCCGAGTAAGAGTTTATGGAAATTTTAAATTCACCACAAGACTTTTTGTTTAATTTGCATACGTGTTCACCGAATGAAGCAAAAAAAATGTGGAGGAATTCAATAAAAGAAAAATGGAACCATCAATGTGCTTATTGTGGAGAAAAAACAGAAGAGTTATCAATTGATCATATTGTTCCACAATCACAAGGTGGTAACGATCACATAACAAATGTTCTATGTTGCTGTGTAAAATGCAACAGATCTAAAGGACATGAAAAATGGGATCAGTGGTTCTCAAGACAAAACTTCTTTACAGAGGAAAGATTTAATGCTATAATAAGTTGGCAAAGGCAACTGTTGACTCAAAACTTGAATTTACACAAATATAAACCAAGAAGGAATAAAGTTTTATGAACATAATTGTTTATAGCAGAAGTGGATGTCCATACTGCGATAAAATCAAATCTGTCTTTGAACAAAGAAGTATTGATTATACTTTGTATGAATTGGATACTGACTTTGTTCGTGATGAGTTTTATGAAGAATTTGGTGTTGGTGCAACCTTCCCTCAAGTAGTTTTAGATGGGAATAAATTGGGTGGATGTACTGACACTGTTAAGTATATGGTAGAAAACAAATTAATTTAAATGTGCCCTATAAATAATTCAAATCACCCCGAAATTAATAGGGGTGTTGAGTTACTACTTCGAAAAAGGAGGGAAAAAGAAAGTCAAAAAATTAAACAAAAAAAGTTTAGTTTTTGCAAGACAATTTCTCTCCTTAAGAGAGAAATATTAATAGATTTAAATTTTTCTATAATTGAAAAACAATAAGTTCTCTCGGAGGAATAACCATGTTAGCAGCAGAACTCACAATTTTTTCTTTAGTTTCTATTTTATTCTTATTGGTGGGTGGAGTAATTGGTTGGCTAACAAAACAACATGTGTATAGCACACAGCAAATGCAGGTATATACACACCCAGAAATGTTCGATAATAATGGAAACATCATTCCAGATGAAATAATAGCAGTACGATTTGAAAATGACCATGACTACGACGAAGAAGAAGACGACTGAATCAAAAGCAGTCAAATTGCCTCCAAAGCCATTTGCATTTGAGGTACTTTCTTTAGCATCAAAGCAGAGATCTAATGCAAAGAAAGTAGAAATTCTTAGAGAATATGAACATGATTCTTTGAAGGCAATTTTTATTTGGAACTTTGATGAAAGTGTGATTTCTGCTCTTCCACCAGGAGAAGTACCATACTTTGGTGACAATGATTTCAAAACATCAACCATGTCTGAAAGGATTCAGCAAGCAGTTGATGTGATGGGAGATTTGAATTCAGAATCACTTGGAGCATCAGATCAAAAATATACAACAATTAGAACAGAGTACACCAAGTTTTTTAACTTTATTAGAGGTGGAAATGATTCCCTAAGTTCTCTACGAAGAGAGAATATTTTCATCAATCTTCTTGAAGGTTTGCATCCACTTGAAGCAGAAATACTTTGTTTGTGCAAGGACAAAAAACTACAAGAAAAATATAAATTAACAAAAGAAATTATATCAGAGGCATTTCCAGATATTACTTGGGGTGGACGCAGCTAATGAAAGTACTTCATCAAGACTGCACTCCTGAAGTAGCAAATGATAGAAGTCTACCTTATAATACTTACTTGGTTACATATCAAGATGAGGGAACAACAAAGTATGACGTTGTTCAATGTAATAAAAAAGTAGAAATTTTTGATTATTATTGGGATAGGTATAGAGAATATTTTATTTCCTTTAAGCAGTCTGAAGGGAGAATCAATCCAAAACTCTGGAATATCCAACCAAAAAGTTCTGATAAAAGGAAAAAATGAAAGAAAAATTTGAAGACGTTCTGAGAAAAGAACTCAAAAAAGAATTTGAACATCAAATGAATGTTCAAATAAATCAATCAGAACTAAAAAATATTATAAAAGAATATAAAAAAATTAAGAAGTTCCAGAAGACACCACTTTATGAAGTGATGCAAATGGATAAAAAAAGTAAAAAAGATTCTTAATTCTGTATCAGATTTTACAAAAGTGCTTGACTATATAGAGTGAATAGGAGTATAGTAATCTCCTAACGTTCATCCTATGACAAAAGCACTCTTGCTTTTAGCATGGGTTCCACTTCTTTCTATTGCTGCGGCGCATCCACTCGAAACTGAATATCCAGTTACGATTAGTTGTGACACGGCGTGGGAACTAATGGACATCGTTAAAAACGACGATGTAGTTAATCAAAGAAGAGAAGACCGATTGCTTTTAGAACTACGAAAAGACGTAGTTAAGAGGTGCTAAAACTGAATAGGACGGAAGTAAGCCGACTCGGAACGGATCGTTCATCGGGAAACCGACGCAAAAGCCGACTGAAGGAACGCTCTTTAGCCTCAAAATTAAGGAGAACCTAATGTCACAAGTAGTATATCGTGGTGTCGCATATGACACCGAACAACGCCGTCAAGCACAGGCACAATTACAACAACAACCTCAACAATACAATGAGACCTACCGTGGGGTCAAGTTTGTAAAAGAGGGGAACAAGGGATGACAGCAACTTATCGTGGTGTGAAGTATAATACTCACACTCCAAAACTAGAGTACCGTAAGTGGTATTCGGAAACACATGCTCCATCTCATCCACCAAATAAGTATCGTGGTATTTCCTATCGTCCATGTAACAATTGGAACTGGGAGGAAAAGAAATGAAAAAACTTAACTTCCTGCAATTGATTAAGGAACAAAAGCAAAAAGAGGAGCGTCGTTATCAAGCTCAATTAGTTCATTTAGTTGGAGCAAAGTGATGGTTTGTCAAATTATTATAACTTCAACTGCTGTGATTGCTTTAACTACAATGCTATTTTCAGCATATATTCAGTGGATTTATAAATGATTTTCTAAGGAGGGTTGATCCCCTCCTTTTTTTGTGGTAAAATCTTATTGGAGAAAATTATTTTATGGATAAAGATAAACTTAAATTAATTATCCGTAACCTTGAATTATTAGTTGATTCTTTAAAGGTAGAAGTATATTCTGATACTCAAAGTTATTTGAATACGGACAAAATTAAACAAACACTTCAATACGATTACGACGAAATTTTTGAGGATGACGATGGTTATGCAGACTAAACCTATTGTTAAATTGATTTCTGTTACTCAGGGTGCAGGAGAACTTGCAGGTAAATCTGCACAAGAAGTGATTACATATACTGCTCGTGTAAGTAATCCAAATAACCAACTTAAGTTTGATACTGCTGCAGGACTTCTTCGGTATTGTATTAAACAAAACCATTGGTCTATCTTTGAACAAGCAGATATGA